AAGATGCTCCATGAGGCGGTCAGACACTTCGGTGAGGCTGTCGATTGCGATCCAGTTGTAGCCCTGCGCTTTTAGGAATGCTGGATGCGTGAGCCACTTGAAAATCTGCATGAAAGAGTAGACACCAGCTTCCTCGTCGCATTCTCCGTCCCAACTAGTGAACGGAATGTAGTCGATGTCCACATCCTCGACGGATTTGAGGCCAGCTTCGCCGCTGACGATCAGCCCCTTGCCGTAGCGCTTCTCAAAAAAGCGGCATTGGTAAGTCTTGCCGAAGCCGTGGTGGCTGTAAAGTAGCGTCTTATGCGAGCCGCCGTGCATAAGCTCAGATGTTTTGCTGGGTTTGAATTTCATCTCTTCTCCATTTTTTCTGGCCGACAAGACGTTGACGACCGTTGACACCTACCGTATGTATCCCAAGAGAGACACCCATGCAACACCCAAAAGGAGAAAAATGTGAAACAGTTAAACATACAGCGGATGGTTAGAGACTTGGGCGGGGCCGCAGCGGTAGCCGAAGCCGCAGGCGTGGTACGCACCGCACCCTATGCGTGGATGCGGCGAGGACATATCCGAACCACAGTCCTTGAGCGCATCAAAGAGACCCACCCCGAGCTAGACATTGACCAGTATTTTGAGGAGCTTGCAGATGAGTAACCTCGACGCAGCGCTTGAGCTGCTCGACATGGGTTGGTCAGTTATCCCAATGCGAACGGAAACAAAACGTCCGCGCATCCAGTGGAAGAAGTATCAGGACGAACTACCTACCGAGGCCGAGGTCGAGGCATGGTGGACAGCATACCCAGACGATCCAATCGCCCTGATCACTGGCGCATTGAGCGGGGTAGTCGTCGTGGACTGCGACAATGAAGATGCGCTGCACGCAGCGTTTGACGCGGGGATGAAGTCACCCTTCCGCGTGACGACTAAGCGCGGATGTCACTTATACTTCCAACACCCGAGAGATGGCGTGCGTCGTGGCCCAAGGGCAGGGATCAACAGTCGTGGAGCCGACTGGCCGTGCATAGATGGGCTGGATTTTCGTGGCGACGGCAGCTACGCGCTTGTGCCGCCGAGCAAGAATTACAGTTGGGAAATCCCGTCTGGCTTCAGCTTGGATCAAGACGATTTTCCTGTCTGGCAAGACTGGTCGCCCACCATAAAAGCCGAGAAAGAAGAGGGATTTTCGTTCGCATCGCTCGACCTGTCAAACGTAGTAGCACGCAATCCAGACGAGTTTATAAGCGAATGGGATCGGACAGCCAAGTATGTGCGTGAGACATACCCCACAACTTTAAAGATACCATCAGGCGTGGGCAATGGACGTAACGAACGAGTGATGAAGTACGTGTCCGAGCAGATCATGGAGGGAAACTTTGGCCCCGAACTGCGTGTGCGTGGCTACGCTTTCATGCGCGAATTTTTTGAGGAGTTCCTGTCCGACGCTGAGTTCGAGGCTACCTGTCGCTCGATGGAGCAGAGCGAAAAGCGCAATCATCCCGAACGATTTGATGAAGCGGGTGAATACATCCACCGCAAAAAAATCGAGGAAGAGAAGGCAGAACAAGTGGGCGAAGGACGATCACGTAAGCTGATTGTTATGTCCGACGCCGAGGCGCTGATCGAAAAGTCTGATGCTCGTCAATATCTTATGGAGCCTTGGCTTGCGCCAGCATCTATAACTCAGGTCTACGGCTACTCAGGCCACGGTAAATCCATGTTCGTGCAGAACGCGATGGCCAGCTTGGCTGCTGGTAAAAAATACTACGGCCCGTTTGAAGTTATGAAGCCTGCAAAAGTTCTCTACTTAGACTTCGAGATGGGCATGTCCACAATCGCTAGACGACTGCTGGAGATGCGGCAGATGCACGGCGACACTGCGGATCGGTTACAAATCTGGACGCCGTTCATCGATGACGTCGAGATGAACCTTCGCACACAAGAAGGACTGATCGAACTACAAGGATGGGTGTCCGCGATACAACCAGACGTAGTTGTCATCGACACTCTAAGGACGGCATATCCGGGTCTGCTTGAAAATTCTGCGGACGAGTGGGCCAAGGTTAATCAGTTGGCCGTCCGTCTCCGTAACTCTGGCTACGCAGTCATACTCGTACACCACAGCAACAAGCCAAGCGAGAGTGGTGTTGGACGTGAGGCTGGATCAACGAACCAGCTTACCGTGTTGGAGACACAGATCAGGGTAACGCAAGTTTACCAAGACGAGGACACGGCCAGACAGAACGCAGCCATCCACGACGACAGTTACGAAAGGCCCGTCTGGCCCAGCCTGTCAGCCAAGCTACCCGCCGACTACAGCTTATTCATGGTGATGGAAATTCGTTATGGCAAAGTGCGTGAGTGGTCAGACGCGCACGACCGTGTGCAGTGGATCGGCTTCGCACAAAACAACAAGACCGATGATCGTATGATCGTATCATCCAAGTCTACCAAGCAGAGGGCCAAGGACATGGCGCTCAATGGAACAGACATAGAAGAGATCAGTCGTGTTCTACAACGTCCGCTGCGTCAGTTGCGCGAGTGGCTGGAGATGTAGTGCCGTGTGGTCGGATTGCAGTTACCTGCGCGTTGGGGAATTTCACTCGCAATCCGTCCACCAGCTCTGCGATCTGCGGGAATTTCTCACGATTGGAAATCTTTTTATCCAAGACGGTACAACGCTTTACTCCAATCGCTCTCTCTTACTCGCTGTTGCGCCTCTGGGCGCATCAGCTCAATCGCTCAAGCTCTTGCGTTGTACCGCTCTCTGCCCAATAAGTCAACACCCTCAGTTGTCTATTGACACCTAAATTACACAGACCTAAATCACGATCATGCCACGCGTGATACTCAAAGATGAAGATCGAAGCTGGTTGCAAGAGCGGCACTGGCAGGAAACCTATCCTGACATGGCGCTACGCATTGGCTGCTGCGTCGATACGATCAAACGCATCCTCGTCCGCGAGGGCTTGCAAGAGTTTGACGGAGCCAAGTACCAAGTCAAACGCCACAACCATGTACGACAATGGAGCCGTCCTTGCCTTGACTGCCAGTCAACAGAGCTGCGGCCACGCTTATGGTTTTACTGCAACCCTTGTCGCAAGAGACGAGGATTTTCCGATGAGTAGAATGAAGAACAAAGGCGACGGATACGAACGAGAACTGGCCGCTTACATCAATGAGCACACTGGCATAGTAACTGCGTCTCGCGCCCCCTTATCTGGCGGTGGGTGCATTGGTATCTTGTCTGGCGGTGCCGATCTGCTCGGGGTGCCGGAACTCTTTATCGAGGCCAAGCGTGTCGAGCGTCTCAACTTTCACGATGCCATGCGACAGGCAGAACGCAACGTCGAGCAAACGAAATCTCCAGACATTCCAGTCGTCGTCAACCGCAAAAACCGTATGCCTACTGGCCAATCACTTTGTCTACTCAGATTGGACGACCTCCTCTTCTTTTACCGATATTATCTAAAGGCAGAAGGATACGTCGGAGAGGAAGTCCAAGATGACGACACCCCACCTGAGAATAGTGCAGAAGAGCGATGACCCAGACAGCAAGGTAGCAGCAAGGATCATTGGCGTGGACGTCTACGACAAAGAAGACGTGATCGCAGCAGCCGAGCAACTCCTCAAGTCCGCCAAGGACGGAGACATCAAAGCCTTCGCCGTTTGCTACCTCTCCTCATCTGGCAATTCCACTGGCTCTTACGTTACCTCGTCTTGCGACGATGACGTCCACACAACAATCGCTGCCATCGAGCTTATGAAGCACAGGTTTATCCTAGAGGCTCTCGACGAGTGATGTCCTTTGCCCCTTGCGGGGCACGGACAACGCAACAGCAAGAGAAAGGCGTGACATGATAGACCCCATAAGCGCCTTCACTTTGGCAAGCGCCAGTTTTAAAATTTTGAAATCTGCTGTCCAAAGCGGGAAAGAACTTGAGGACATGGGTTCCACCCTCGGCAAGTGGGCTGGATCGATAGCCGACCTCAATTACTGCCACGAGAAAGCAAAGAACCCCTCGCTCCTCAAGTCCTTCTCAGGCTCCCCCGAAGAGGAAGCCGCCGTCATGTTCGCGAACTTAAAAAAAGTTCAGTCGATGACGAAAGAATTACACGTCCTTATCCGGTTTCAATACGGCGTCGCTGGCCTTGAAGAATACATCAAGATGACCCGCGAAATCCGAGAGCAACGAAAGATGACAGCGCACCGCAAGGAAGAGTTTCAGCAATCTTGCGTGACATCCGCCATCACCTTCGTTGCGATCTTTATCGGCTGCGCGATCTTATGGGGCGGCGTCTCAGTCTTACTCAGTCTGGACAGCCCATGAGTTATTTTCTCCCGCTCATCCTCGCATCGTCCTTGCTCAACCCAGAGTATGTTACGTGCTATCGTTGGAAGTACATAAAAAACGGCACTGAACTCATCTGCTTATATTCGGGCAAAAATGGGACGCTGGGCTATCACTACCCCACGCTTAGTTTCCGCGAATGTCCCAAATCGTTTGAATGCCTTTACATGCCAAACTCAAAACAAAAGCCATCGCTCAAGGACATACTCAAAGGCTTGAGCGACGGGTTCTAACGAGAAAGGGGAGCCTCTCGGCCCCCCTCAATCTATATAACTCCCCAAGCTCTCAGGTATTTCTCATAGTTCGGCCCACGTTCCCATCCCCCCTGCTTTTTTTTCGTCATAAATCTTGCGTGCGACAGTTTATTAAAGTGCTGGCTTACGACACTTTGGGTGACACCGACACGCTTTGCGACGTCACCTTGCCTTAACCAATCACCGTCATTTCTGACCATCATCCCCGACCAGACTATCCCCGTCCTCCGCACTGTCTCGCTGAACCTGTGCATCTCTTTGCGCCACCCTCATCACTGAATTAGTTACCCAACCTGCGTTACTCAAACTTGCGTTCAGCGTGTTCATCACATCGACCGCTGTGTCCGTACCACTCAGATTAGAGTTGAACTCAAGCTCAACACCCGTGAGCTTCTTGTCTGTTATGATTGCAAAAACATTAGCGACATCAACCGCCTGCGTTTCTGTCGTGTCACCGCTATCAGTGGACTGTGTCATGCGGGAACCTCATCTGCTCAAGTCGCCAAACCAGCGCACAAATCTTCTCAAAATTCTCGACTTGCTCTACCTCGGGTAGGCTGTCGTATTCATTTACTGCTGCCTCAATCATTGCCTCTACCTCGTTAAAAATTGTATCCATCTATCTGCACCTGTCATAATCGTTTCAGCTTGAGGTGTTGCTACGATACACACCTCAAGCGTTCGATCAAGTAATTTTATTGCATTAAACGTGCCATGTCACACGTTACCTGACACCCGTAGGTTCTTACGGGTGGCCACTCACATAAACCCAAGGATACCAACAGCCTACTCTTTGTCCGGTGTATACGCCTTGGGGTGTGTATCTTCCTCGTCTTTTGTCCTTGGTGAGGATGCAAATTTATCTATCGAAACAGCTTTTGACAGGTCAATCCCTATCGGTGGCTGCTCTATGTCGTCGTGGTTTATTGTTTTAGTGTAAGGGCTTACCAACTCTTGGCCTCGTCCATCGATCACCTCGACCTTGGACAGGGTGTCTTTTTTGCGTGTCAATTTTGTGTCAATCGACACCCCGCCACCCTCAAGCAAACTTACGGTGTCTGCCAGATGCGACGAGCCAAGATGTGCGTACCGCATCACCATCGCCAGCGACGTGTGGCCAAGCAGATCAGCCACCGCTTTCAGCGTCGCCCCATTTTGGATGAGGTGACTTGCAAACGTGTGCCGCATGTCGTGGCATTTGAAGTCTTCGATCCCCGACACCTCTAACGTGGGCCGCACTTCACGGTAGAACATTTCGTTAACCCATCGCACTCTTTGACCGTGCTTATTTGTGCGGGTGAACAGTGGCCCTCTTGTCTCCGCACGTTGCTCGACCATCGCTCTGATAGAAGGATGCAGCGGTACTCTTCTGGCCCGTAATTTCTTCGTCTTCCCCTTGCGTGTCCTCAGTATCACCTCACCAGCCATGACGTCCTTGTCATCTAATTTCCACACCTCACCAAGCCTAGCGCCAGTGAAGAATAAGAAAGCAGCAATGCTTCGGGCTTCCTCATCCTCGAATGCAGCGATAAACTCATCCCGCTCCCTGACATCCAGCCAGCGACACCTTCCGTCGCCATCACTCGGCTTGTCAAACTTGATATCTGGCACGGGCAAACCTTTTCCACGCACGAAGTTGAAGCACGCCGCCATCGTCGTCATGTAGCGGCGTATCGTAGACCCCTTTACCCCCATCGCGGCGAAGTATTTGTCTACTTCTATCGTGGTGAGGTCGCCAATATCACGCGCACCAAACGCCTTGTCGAACCTTCCAAGTATGAGCTTATCAGTTACCGATAGACCGTCTGGCCTAGCTGCAAACACGCGGATGACATCACCCACTGTCGTCACGCCGACATCAATTGCTGGCGCATCAACCTCGGCCATAGCATCTAATAGAATGGACGCCATCTTCTTACTTGCCCAAGCCTTCTCGTGGAATGTATGTCCTGTCGCCCTTCTCAGACGTACAGACTTGCCGTCGTGACGGGTGATCGTTCCGACCACCTGCCACTTATCCTTCCTCAGTTTTAATGTTACACTCATGCTGTCTCCCCATGAATTAAGTTGTGGCATGGATCAGGCTGCACGTATGTTACATCCCAATCTTTCGGCATACCTCCGGTCATCAACAAATAAGTATCCTCGCCCACCTCCTTAAACGGTATCAGACACTTCGCCACGATCTCACTGCGCGTATTCACCCGCAGCTTCTTCATCAAGGTGCGGACATGCACCTTGGCTGTGTTTGTAGTAACACCTAGCCTTCCGGCCACTTCGTCGTTGGTTGCTGATCTTAGGATCATCTGCAACACAACGTGTTGCTTGATAGTCCAGCCGTGCAACAAATGCGTAGCGTCCGTACTCGCTGAATTATCTTGCACTCTCGGCATCGGTGTTGACGTCGGCACCACAGCCGACGTTCGCATAAGTAATTGGTCGAGCTTCCACTCGATCCTATCCAGTTGTGCTGTCATTTCTTCGCTCTCTAAATCGATATTCCGTTGCATCTTAATGAAACTTCGTACTTGTCGGTGAGAAAGT